GTGCTTATCGCCGTTTATTACGTTTAATCCTAAATATTCTTGTGGTAACTCATGCCTAAACACGGCCGCAATATTTAGGCCATTAACGACGGCGTTCAATGTTTCTTTTTGATTAGATTCCGCGCGGCTAAATGTTAAATGATAATTACTTGGAATATTTCTGCGGTTCCATAATTTGGTATAATCATAAAATTGAATGTCATTAAATTTCTGTATTATGCCGTAAGATTCCCAGCGTAGATCGCTAGTGCCATTTAACCTAAAAACGGGTTTTAAATCGCGTTTTATTGCCCATCGAATACCCGCTTTTATTTCTTTTTCTAATTGATCTAAAAACGCGCCGCGGTCATTAAAAAATAGTTGCGTGCGTTTTAAGCGTGCGGCGTGTATTGGGTTTATTAAACCGTTTTTTTCGGTCCAATTACCGCGGCCGCTTTCATCTAGACACGATGCAATGCAGCCTTTTGTAGCTGCGGCGCACGTGTTCCAGCCACTTTTTTTAAATGGTGATAAATACATTATGAAATTCGCAAAACCAAATTTCATACTTTTATTTGTTTTGGTGCTGCCATGCGGCGCGGTTAATAGTTTGATTAATGACATTATATTTTACCTCCTATGAAATTAAAAAGTTCATCTACCTCTAAAGGTTCATCAATTAAATACTCTGGACATTCATTGAATTTTTTAGAGGTTGTAATGTATTGCTCCATCCATATAGTACTATCTAATTGAATGCGCGCATTTTGTTCTAAGCATACATTAATTTGATCTTTGATCCATAAATTAAGAATGCGTTTAACGTCGCGCTTTCCTAATAGTTTAAGTAATAATTCAGTCATTTTACTCTCTCTTTTTTTGTTTAGTGTTACTTGCGGTCTCTCATACCGCTCTGGAATATACTAATATATATGTATATGTCAACACCATTAAAAATAAAAAATATCTATCTAATCAAAACAAAAAGAAACGGCCACGAACTAAGCCACATTGACACAAACCGCGCGCAATATATTGCGGTTATTTAGTTAATGTTCCATAAGTATATATTTATATTATGCTTATATATTTTCAAAAATTGCATATAACATACATTATGTATAACTTTTTGGGTATACCAAGGCGCAACCCGACCGCGCCCACTTACCGCGTCTTAAAATTTTTACTTTCGTTTTTGTCAACACCTTATGCGTAAATTCAAATAATGGAAGAGGTTTGGTCTAATCTAACTGATGAAAATACAGACAAATGGCTGCACGCCATCGACCGCGCAGATCGCTACCATCTTCACATGCTAGTATTCCGAAGTGGACTCATCGAACCACACCTGCGCAACCTGCAAATCAGCGCACATAAGTTTTATGATCTTATGTCGCCACAGGAACTCCGCGTGTTCAAACAGCGCACACTCGGCCACACCTTTGTTGACATAGCGAAAGAAATGGACATCACCGAGTCCAGCGTAAAGGAATACTGGCGCAGAACACTTAATAAAATAAAGAATGTCATCGAACAGGCTAATATTGATGAAGAGTAAAGTAGATAAAGATAAAGTACGAATGCTTGCATCATTTGGATGTAACTATGCTGAAATCGGCAAATACTTTGAAGTTTCGGAAGCATATATACGCCAAAACTTCAAACCACAGTACGAAGCAGGTCGCGAAGAGATGAAGTTCAAGCTCAGACGCGCCATGTGGGTTTCAGCTATTGAAAACAACGCAATCGCAATGCAGATATTCATGGCTAAGAACTACCTTGGTATGAGTGATAAGACAGCCGTTGACATGACTGGTAACCTGCAAACTGTGTTACAGCAGTGCGGGTTCGAGGATAATCCAATTGATAAAGCAAATAGTGAACAAGCAAAAGCTCTGGAGTCTTTTGGGGTATCACCCGACTCCACAACAGCTGGCAGTTCATAACAGTAAATCTAGATGGCGCGTCTGTCTCATGGGGCGACGCTCTGGAAAATCCTTCATGGCAGCGCACGAAATACTGCCATGGTTGCTCACGCCCAGAACACGTGGCTGGATCGTAGGACCAAACTACTCACTGGCTAATAAGATAGCGCGTGAGGTAAAACGCGTAGTAATGACAGAGCTGAAACTGCCACTGGAAAGTAAAAAAGAAATATCTGGTGACCTGTACTACATGAAACTCGCAGGTTTACAAAGCGAGCTAGTAGTAAAATCAGCGGACGCGCCAGATTCATTGATTGGAGAAGGAATTGACTACCTGGTATGCGATGAAATGGCTTTGATACCTAGAAACACATTTGAGATGTACCTGCGCCCAACGCTATCTGATAGACAAGGTTGGGCGTTATTCTGCTCCACTCCGCGTGGATTCAACTATTTACACAAGTTATACGAGTTTGGAAAGAGCGAAGAACACCCAGATTGGGAATCTTGGCGTTTTCCTAGTACCTTATCACCATATTTCAAAGATGACCACGAAGAATTAAAGCGCACACTAACTAAAGAAACTTATCTTCAGGAGATTCTCTGCGAGTTCCAGAGCTATGCAGGTAAGGTGTTTCCTCTAGACAGGACCACACAGATAAGAGAAGATATAAAATACGATCCATCCAAACCAGTGTATGCAGGAATTGATTTTGGCTATCGCCATGCGCATGCAGTAATCGTCCAGTTACACAATAAAGAGAAGAATTTTGCTGATGTACATCAAATTGATGAAGTCAGCCTGCAAAACACGCGCACAGAGGAGTTTGCAACAAAGATTAAGTCACTTGGCTACGAATTTACTGGTATATGGGGCGATCCTGCGGGAAGTGGTACAAATTTACAGTCAGGAATCAGTGATATAGCAGTCTTTGCTGCGCAAGGTTTAAAGGTTAATGTAAAACGCGATGCAGTGACCAGAAACGTAGTATCTGGAGTATCTCATGTGCGCAGATGGTTTGAGGATGCCAATGGAGAACCACACTTCTTTATTCATCCAAAATGCAAGAAAAGTATAGAATCGTATGAGAATTATCACTATCCAGAACATAGAGAAGATCAAACCTTACGCCATGAACCAAAAAAAGATGGTAAGTTTGATCATGCATGTGATGCTTTACGTTTTCTGTTGACTAACTTATTTCCAATGAAAAACCGACACGCTGGTGTCATCGATTTCTTTTAAAGGTAGATATGCTTACAATTCAAGATCAATCCGAAGGCGCGATAGTTAGCGCATTACAAGAACAGTTAAAATATATCGAGGATGAGCGTACTCGCGAACGTGACTATTTGATGGACTTCTACGAAGGCATCAATCTAGAACACTATGTGAGCGATTACTTTGGCCCAGAAACTCTGCGTCAGACGGTCATCCCGCAAAATAATCTCACCAGACGTGTCTGTAGTCTGCGTTCGATGACATACAAACGCCCACCGCGCATGCGCACCAGCGAATCCTATTTGTCTATTATAGACAAACATGGACTCAATGCGCAGCGCAGAATCTTAGAGCGTTTGACATTTCTGCTTGGTACAATGGCATTTAGGAGCAAGTGGAATGAAGTAGATCAAAAGATTGAATACGAGATATTATCGCATTTTACACCACTATTCTTGGCAGGTGACTCAAGAGATAAACCAATCGGTGTTATGTATCCAATAGAAAACCAAGGCAACGCACGTAGTTCAGAAGTAATATATGCAGTATGGACCGAAGAACGCTACGGTGTGCCTGGAAGACATTTCCTTGTTGATGAAGAAGGTAAGGTGATGAGTGTCAATGAAAATGACATCAATCCATATGGCATGTTGCCAGTAACCTTCTGCCATCGCTATCCACCGATCCGCGACTACCACGTAGGCAACGCAATGGACGTGGCTCAAACCGATCTTGCAGTGAATGTTGCATTACTTGAGCTAAATCTTGCAATTAGATATGGTTGCCTAGGAATAAAGTTTATTAGCGGTGTTGATGACCCATCACGCATATCGATTGGCACAGATAAGATATTATATCTGCCAGAACAGGCAAACTTTGGCGTAACTTCAAGCGGTGGTAATTTGAACGATATAGTGGACTCTACTAGATTCTTAGTAGAAACCACATTGAATAACAACCATATCCGCGCCAAATACGCCAGAGATGACTCAGGCAACGCACCAAGCGCAGCAAGTTTATCCATCATCGAAATGGAGAACATGGACGAGCGCAGCGCAATGACCGAAGACACATGGCGACCTTGGGAACAGCGCAGGTATCAAGTAGACAAAAGAATTATTGAAATAGAAGCAAATGTGAACGTAGGTGATGAATATAGTGTTGACTTCCTAGAACCAAACTATGCATTGACTCCAGAAGCAGAGATTATGCTGTGGAGTTGGAGGTTTGACAGGAATCTTAGTACACCGATGGATTGGTTCGATTACCATAATCCTGACGCAAGTCCAGATGATCGAGCTAGGTTTGAGGTTCAACAAGCCGAAGCTGAAGAACCTGCGCCACAGAACAGACTACTTAATATCTTAAATGCCAACAATAGACCAAACAGTTAGTTCATATGAAAATAGTATTGAGGATGCCATCAATGGATTTCAACAGGATGTTGAAAATCTTGAAGAGGAAGGCTTATCTACAGCTGAAATACTGGGAATTGTCGCTGCAATTGACTTTTCGACCTATTTTATTGAGGAGCTTCGCTTCTCTACCGCAATCAACTCCTTCATGGCTACAACTGAGGATATTCTTGCTGATTTGCCGAGTTTTGGGCGTACAAGCGAGGTACAACTCGTGGCTCTCCAGACTCTCCAACGCCAAGGTATTGAAGGTGTCACCAGACAAGTAAGTAATGCGATGCAGAATGCAATGATAGCTGGCGTAAATAGTGGACTCAAAGGTGAGGAACTGAAAAGTGTAATTCGCACCGCGGTCCGCACAAACATTCCAAGAGTGGAAAACGTGGTTGGTACAATGCTTAGTGATTATAGACGTTCAGTTATTGGAGCAATGGCAATTGACTTACCAGAAGATACAGAGTTTGAGTATGTCGGGCCTGACGATGAAAAGACTCGCCCAGTATGCAGAACGTATTTAGCAAGTGATCCACTCACATTGGGAGAGATAAGATCAGTTAAGTCAGATGGTTTTGAGCATGGCGGTGGCGTTAATTGTAGACATTATTGGAAACCAGTAGATGTTTAAGCTACAAGATATATTAAAATTTAGAGAGCCTGACGTAAAGAAGATGGCTGAGAATACAGTAAAGCGTACAAAAGAGCAGATTGCTAGTGGGAAAGATTTTTCCAACAAATCATTTGAGAAATATTCACGTCAGTATGCAAAGCGGAAAGGCGTTAGTAGAGATAATGTCAATTTAAAACTAACTGGTAAAATGTTGAATGCGTTTGATGTACAGCGCACAAAAGTAAAAAAAAACCAAGAAATACAGTTCTTGTATGGTATTAAAAAGAATAAGCAAGGAACAAAAATGATGAATCATAACACAGGCGTTCCAGAAAAAGGATTACCAAAGCGTTCCATTGCTGAAAATCAAGAATTAGGCGATAAAGTAGAGGAAGGTATCGTCAAAGACTTCGCCAATATAATTGGCAAGAACCTATCACGTATGAGCAAGACACACGTTAAAGTAAACATATAGGAGGACAGGATGTCCGAAGAACAAGTAGCACAGGAAGTGCCAGCACCATCGCTTGACCCAGTAGGTGCTGATCAAGTACAAGAACAGGAACAACAAAACCTCGAAGTTGGAAACCTGATCGCAGAGTCAAAGAAGTATCGTGGACGCGCACAAGCTGCCGAACAGGAACTAGCAAAGCTCCGCAAAGAAATCGAGGATACTCGAATATCTCAAATGGAAGAGCAGGAACAATGGAAGAATCTTGCCGAGGAGCGCGCAAACAAGCTCGCAGAACTCGAACCCATTGTTGAAAGAGCTACTCAGCAGGAAGCATCGCTTCGCGCTGAACTTCTTAGTGAGATACCAGAGGACGAGCATGAAACATTTGGGCAGTTGCCCATAGACGCGCTTCGTGCCATAGTTAAGAAATTCAGAACACAGCGTGTTGCGGTATCCAGCGCACCATCCGCGCCAGTCAATGACAGTAATGTGGAACTAAGGAAGATCAAAGACGAAGACAGGCGCATGAACTGGAGCAATATACTGGAATCGTATAAGCGCAAAGGAAGTTAGAAAGGAAATAAAAAATGGCTAATGTCACAACAACAACAGCCGCAGTATTCATCCCTGAGTTATGGCGGGATGCTATCCTTGACTATGCAGAAAGAAAATTTCAACTGCGTAATCAAGTGATGGACTTTTCTTCTGAGTTACCTAGTGGTGATACTTTACATATCCCAAAGGTTTCTGAGGAGACTGCTGCTCCAAAATCCGCAGGAAGTGCGGTAACATACAGTGCAAACACCGATAGTGAAGTCACTATTAGTGTGGACCAACATCATTACGAAGCAAAGCGTATTGAAGATATTGTTCGTGTCCAGGAATCAGCAAACCTTTTTGGTGCATATGCTCAGTCTATGGGTTATGCGCTTGCTAAAAAGGTTGAAAACTACTTGGCAGTGGACGTACTTCAGTCTGCAAGTGGTAACGATGTTACGTTGTCAACTGACAACCAAGTCACATCAGCTCTTCTAAGAAGTGGTTTACAAAAACTTCTTGATGCTGGTTTTGACTACGCAGATGGTGAAACATTCTTATATGCATCACCTGCTTCATACATGTATCTCTTGAGTCTACAGGATTTCTACGATTCATCTCGCAGAGGTGATGAGCAGAATCCTAATGTCTCTGGTTCTGTAGGTATGATCTACGGTATGCCAACTTACATCTCAACCGATTGGGATGATGATGGCGGTACTGGAGATGAAACTGCTTCTGTTTTCAAGAAGGAATCAGTGTACATGGCAATGCAATTGCAGCCAAGAGTGCAGTCAGCTTATGACATCGACCACCTGGCCACCAGCGTCGTCGCTGATGTGCTTTTTGGCGCATCTTTGTCACATGGTGCTTCCAGCACGTCACTTGGAGTTGTTAACTTCAACAATCCGTAAGGAGTAATAAAAAGGCGGGCCTTTTGGCCTGCCTTTTTTAAAAGGAAAGATAAATGAAATATTTTAAAAGAAAAGATGGATCGGTTTTTGGTAAACAGGATTCCATAAGCAAAGAACAGATTGATGCATACATCGCAGATGGATGTGAGCCTTGTAATGAGAATGGCGAAGTAAAAAAACCTAAAAGAAAGATCAGTCTTAAAAAGAAGAAATGAAGACCAACGACTTTCTTTGTCATCCTTGCGCGTATAAATGGGAACAGTTATGGTCCAAGGATGATAAAATAACTTGCCCAAAATGCAAATCCAAGAAGGTGCGCAAATTGATTGCAAGTCCAATCATCCATATGAAAGGAATAAGCGATGCCAGTTTACGAAGTCAAGGCATCATAGATTAAATAACCGAAATGCCCATGAGAGTAGTCACGCTCGGTAAGGCATTCAAGAAGGAGAAACAAGATGGCTGATCTATCCAAGCATTCAGTGGTTGAATCACTGAATATCAGCAGTTCTGCAAATCATTCAGTACAAACAGCGCAAAGCGTTACCACAGGCACAGAATATAATCTAGACGTTACTGCGGTACACAGCGTCATATTACAGCCTAGTAGCGATATTTATTATGGATTCAGTAGTAGTTCCAGCGATATGATAAGCGCGTCAAATAGCCTGTATTTAGCGGGCGGAGACACTATTTACGAATTGAATGTACCTCACGGTATTGGTTTATCAGTTTATTTACACATACTCGGCAAAGGTGCGACATCAACCGTACGCATCGTACTAGCATAGGAGCGTAATATGGCATCCTTTAAAAATTTAATTAGCAACACATCAGCACAAATCGCATCTGGCGGAACCATCACAGGAGACTTGGTCATCAATGGTGATCTCCAGGTAGATGGCGGTGGCTCACTATCTTTTGATGAGATAATAGAAGGCACATCACAAATTAAAGTCACAGATACTTCTGCATTTCTAGTAGAACAGAATGATGGAACAGATGTATTTATTGTAGATACGACTAATTCACGAGTTGGTATAGGCGGTTCTCCTCACGTTAATTCTACTTTAAATGTTAAAAACTCAAGTGGAACAGCATTTTT